GCTGTTTCACGGATATTTTTTCAGAATCCCGGTTTCCTCACTCCAAACAGCAGGATCCGCAGATCCATCACCAGCTGATGGTGATCCGCTTCCTCCCTGTGTTCATACAGATAGGCAGCCGCATACTGCACGGCAATCTTCGTCCCCTGCAGGTCTTCAAACTCATCCTCATCCGTGATCCTTGCCACATCCATGCAGATCTGCTGCCCCTGCCTGATCAGATCCCCGATCAGCGCATCATCATCCTCAAAATCCACACGCAGGTAATTCTTCATCTCATCCACTGTCACTGCCAACTGCATCACCTCAAAACAGAACCGGCAGACCTGTACTTCTCCTGCCGGTCCCCTTATTCAAAAAATCAGTCTGCCTTCAGTTTCATAATCTGCACTGCTTCCGGAAGCACCAGTTTTCCGTCCACACGTTCCTTTGCAACAAAACCGATCATTCCGTTGCCTGCAAACAGTTCATTCAGCTGCTTAAAGGATCTGTTTCCTCGGTCACCAATGTTGTAATAGCTGTAATCCCCAAAAGCGATGCCGTCCTTCGGTGCATAGGCAGAAGTCTCCACCTTATATCCCAGAATCCTGTCCGGTTCTCCTGCCTGATAAGCCGGCTGCCAGATATAAGCACCGTTATTGTCCTTCAGCTTTCTAAGGGAAGGCAGTGTTGCATCATTCATGATAAAGGATGCATTTTTACGGTACGGACGTTTCAGGCCATACACCAGATCCAGCATGTCATCTGATTTCAAAGCTGCAGCCAGTGTATTCAGCAGATGTCCGCCGCCTGTTCCGTCAAAAATACCTGTCGGCTTCCCTGTTCCGTTTCCGTTCAGGAAAGCATCCTCTTCCGCATTGGCAAGTGCCTTTCCAAACTGGACAAGGATGTAATTTTCCAGATTAAAGGCATTGTCATAAAGCAGTTCCTCCGTTACCTTGATCGCCACATGAAGCTTATGTGCATCCAGGATCTTCTGGTCAAAAGTCGCATCCCCGAAAGTCAGCGCCCCGCCTTCCTCAATCCAGCTTGCCGCCGGCTTGGTAGCCGCAATATTGATCTTATGCTCCCCGGAAGTCACGATTCTTGTGGCAAGACGGCGCATGATATTTTCTTCATTCAGAACATCAACCAGTCTTCTGTCATACTCTTCCGGAACCAGATAACCCCCATCGGCATCCACGCCCTCCTGAAGGGTATTGGAGACCTGGCGGAAGTTGCTTCTCAGTGCATTCAGCATTGCCCTGCGGTATTCATCAGAAGCACGTCCTGTCTTTGGCTCACCCTGGCCGCCTGCATAAGGCTTCCCGGTCAGCGGCTGGTTTACCGGCTGGTTCAGGCTCTTTTCCATTTTCTCAGCCTTGCGGTGGCGGTCAATCGCCTTTGTCAGATCCTCAATCTCCGCTTCCATTCTCTCATAGGTTGCACTGTCCTCCGCAGACAGCACCCCGTTTTCATTCTCATGGGTATCCACAAAATTCTTTGCAGCTTCCCAAACCTTAGCTCTCTTCTCCATTAATTCCTGAATCGTCATAATCCGTATCCTCCTCAGATATATTTTTTGATAAAATTTAAGCGTTCACGCAGATCATCCGCAGAACGCCCTGTAACATTCGTATTCACTTTCTTCTTTTCACACTTCTGGCAGGCATTCTCCGCCGCCCCGAAACATCCATTACAGGGATCGTCCCCCTCAGCACCATTTCCATTCAAGCCGATCCCCGCCTGATCTTTCACGGATTTTCCAGTCTTTCCATAATGCCTCTCCAGCTTATTCATCAGCGCATTATTCACTGCCCGTCTGGAAAACATTACGGAATCAGACGTCCCGTCTTCTGCACGGCCAGCACCTGGATCTCCATTTTCGCCTTCACTGCCCTGTTCCTCTTTCTGGAACAGGATGTCATCCGCAAAACCAAGCTCCACGGCCTTATTCGCATCCATCCACGTTTCCGCATCCATCAGATGTGACAGCTTCGCCCTGCTCTGTCCCGTTTTCCGTACATAAGCATTGATAATAGATTCCTTCACGGCATCCAGAAGTTCCATAGCCTTCTTCATCTCCGAATGGTCACCCCACGCAACCGTCGCCGGATTATGGATCATCATCATGCTTACCGGACTCATCCATACCTCAGTTCCGGCCATTGCAATGACAGACGCAGCAGATGCCGCAAGCCCGTCAATCTTCACCGTAACCTTCCCCGGATACTCCGACAGCATGTTAAAAATCTGCGCTGCGGCAACACAGTCCCCGCCCGGACTGTTGATCCACAGGGTAATGTCTCCTGTCCCTGCATTCAGTTCATCCTTAAAAAGAGCTGGCGTGACATCATCGTCAAACCAGCTGTCCTCAGCGATAACTCCGTTCATGAACAGGATCCTTTCTTCAGCTTCCTGTCCGTTTTCCAGATTTATCACTTTCTTTTTCCAGTTCCAAAACTTCTTCACCAGTATCCTTCCCCCTTCCAGATCCGGCAAAGATACCGGCATCCTGTAATTTCGTCATATTTCCATTGATCAGATACAGATCACCGCCAAGCTCCTCCGGGATCCGGTCCATATTTTCCAGTTCCCGGATATCATTGGCACTCATCCATCCATTCTGTCTTGCCGTGGCATAACCGGTCATCCTTGACTGGTAATCACCCCTGAGCAGCCCATCCACATTGAACTTAAAGAAATACTTCTTCTTTTCCTCCGCAGACAGCAAAGCCCTGACCATTGCCTGTTCCCACCGGCTCACCCAGGGATCCAGTGTATACTTCACAAACTCCAAAGACTGCTGCTCAATGTTGCTGAAACTGGACTTATCCAGATCCCCGACCATATGAGGCGGCACCCTGAAAATCCTGGCAATCTCATCAATCTGAAACTTCCTGGTTTCCAGGAACTGGGCTTCATTCGGTGCAATGGAAATCGGCGTATACTTCATTCCCTCTTCCAGGACAGCAACCTTATTGGCATTGCTGCTTCCCCCGAAAGTGGACTGCCAGCTCTCGCGCACCCTGCCCGAATCCTTCAAAGTCCCCGGATGTTCCAGCACTCCTGACGGAGCGGCACCATTGGCATAAAATTTGCTTCCATACTCCTCCGCAGCAATGGCAAGCCCGATCGCATTCTTCGCCATGGCAATAGGTGAATATCCGACCAGTCCGTCAAACCCAAGCCCCGGAATATGCAGCACATCCGCCGGATGCAGACGCACAATCTTTCCACTCGCTTTCGGATCCGTCCCGGTTCTGCCATCCACATCATCCCCGTCATAAACCAGGTACTCATAATAAAGCCTGCCATGCTCATCCCTGTCCACCGTCATCCGGTCAGGCATCAGCGGATAAAGAGCCACAATTTCACCCTTTCCATTCCGGATGATCTGACTGTACGCATTCCCCCACAAAAGCAGATGCGTCATCAAAGTCTCCCGGAACACAAAAGAAGTCATCTCCGGATTCGGCTCATCATGCAGCAGAAAATAAAGCGGATGATCCACCGCCTTCTCCTTACCCCCGTTATCATTGTATCTGTAAAACTGCAGCGGCAGACCCGCCACCGCCTCAGAAAGAATCCTCACACAGGAATACACAGCAGTCATCTGCATGGCACTCCTTGCGTTCACTCTCTTCCCGGAAGCCGTACTCCCCATAAAGAATCCATACCCGCTTCCAGCTGTGCTGTTAGAAGGAGCATCCCTTCCCCGAAATAAATTACTGAAAAATCCCATACATCCTCCTTAAAACACCAACAGTCCTCTCTCATCATACACACTGCCACTCTGCCCTTCCTGACGTATACATCTATCAAGCGCCATAATTGCGGCAACAATGCCATCTATCTTCTCCTTAGATTTAGCTTTGGTTACTTTAATATTGCCAGCAGGATCTGTGTCAATAACAACGTTACCTGCCATCCATCTAAGCACTGGATTCCCACCGTGAATAATTCTTCCCTCCATCAGTAAGCGATAGAATTCTTTCGTCGGAGCTGACATTGAAGAAAATCCCTGACCAAAAGGAACAATGGTAAAACCTTCGCCCTCCAAATTTTGAATCATCTGAGTCGCATTCCATCTATCCACCGCAATCTCTAAAATGTGATACTTCTCGGATAAATCCATGATGAACTTCTCGATGAAATCATAATGAATCACATTTCCTTCGGTAGACATGATGTAACCCTGTTTCTCCCAGATATCATATGGTACGGAATTGGCTTTCACTCTTCTCGGAATGGTTTCCTCCGGAATCCAAAAATATGGCAAAAGTACATACTTTTCCTCTTCATCCCTTGGTGGAAATATCAGTACCAGTGCCGTAATATCTCCGGTACTAGATAAGTCCAGGCCCGCATAGCAATCTCTACCAGCAAGTGCGTCCATATCAATCGGCTCATTGCCTCTCATATAAATCGCATCAGGAATCCATGCAACGGTCGAACTGACCCACATATTGCATCGAAGCCATTTGAATGTGATTTCATCAGCCGGATTCTGCTTTGCTTCCCTGTATGCATCCCTCAACCTTTCAATATCAACGGTATATCCAAGAGAAGGATTAACCTTGTACCAGTTTGCCTCATCTTCCCAATCCTCATCGTCCTTAAGTCCATAGACTACAGGATAAAAAGTCGGGTCCACACGTCTGCCTTCCAGAATATCCACCGCCTTCGTATGAAGTTCATATGCAATAGAATGTCTGTCATTGCCTGCAGTCGTGATAATAAAGTGAAGCGGATTCTGTCTTGCATCCGACGAACCCTTGGTAAGTACATCGTATAACTGCCGATTTGGCTGAGTATGGATTTCGTCAAATACTAATCCACTCACCGAAAATCCATGTTTACCGCCAACCTCAGCTGACAGCACCTGATAATATCCGGCATTACTGTAATTCACAATACGCTTAGTGGCTCCCATCAGCTTGCTTCTTTTCATCAGAGCCGGTGACATCTCTACCATCTGTTTTGCCACATCAAATACGATGGATGCCTGCTGTCTGTCAGCCGCTGCACCATACACTTCTGCGGAAGGCTCATTGTCCGCATACAATAAATAAAGAGCGACTGCTGCTGCTAATTCGCTCTTACCTACTTTCTTACATATCTCCACAAATGCAGTGCGGAACTGCCTGTTCCCATCAGGTTTTACAATCCCGAATATATCTCTTATCAATTGCTCCTGCCACGGTAATAGCCAGAATGGTGTTCCTGCCCATTTACCTTTGGTGTGACAAAGATTCTCAATAAAGGTCACTGCCCTGTCTGCTTTCTTCTTATCATAATGTGAAGTCGGAAGCATGAACTGGGAAGGTTTATAATTCTTAAGCTTCGGATATCCCTTTGGTCTTGGTTCCTTTGCCATTAGGAATCACCCCCAAGCAATGCCTCCATCTCATCTTCCGGCTCCTTCCCCTTTGCACTACCAGCCACAATACGTGATCTGGATGAAGGCGTAAGCCCAAACTCGGATGCCGCCTGCAGCATCAGCTTCTGATTGGTATTTGCAATACCAACCCAAGGTGTCTGCTGCTGATATCCTTTATCCGTTTCAAAGGTCGACCCTTCAGAATCTATATGCTCCTGCGC